ATGGCCAGCTACATAGGGAAGACGGTCCTGCTATTGAATGGTTAAATGGAGACAAGGAGTGGTTTCTGAATGGCCAGTTACATAGAGATGATGGACCAGCTGTTGAATATGCGGACGGCCCCGAAAGTGAGTGGTGGCTGAATGGCAAAGAAGTTACTGAGCAAGAAGTAATGAATCCTTCATGTTCCGGTAAGGTTGTCGAAATCGACGGTAAGAAATATAAATTGGAGGAGATATGATTGAGTACGCCAAAGAATACGCTGAAGAGCAGAGGATGACGGAGGCTGTTGAGGCTGTTGAGGCGCGGGTAGAGCGATGAGTGGGCCATACTGTAAAACGTGTAAACATTTTTGGGAAATGCCATTTACAGATGCCGGAGAATGTTGGGACAAATCCAAAATTATCTATGGAGGTGGTGGAAACAGAGTAAATAGTGAGCATGAAGTATGGCCGCGCTTTACTTGCGATAACCACACAACAAATACCGAGCTACAGCCTGACACGGTGAGGATAAGCAGGGAGTGTGCCTTGGAGGCGCTTCACGCTATGCAGAACGATCAAGCAAGGCCCGACTTCCAATGCGGAGAACTCAACGAAGCAATCGGCCAGCTAAAACAAGCATTGGAGAAAGGCGAATGAGTGATGAGTTTAAAGAACTGTACGACGAACTGTACGGCCACCATGTCGAGATTGGCTATCAGCGGATGAGTTTAGTGTCATGCGCAAAATGTGGCGCTACCGTGATGTTTGATCGGCTCGATGTCACGCCCAGCTTAATTCACCTTGAATGGCACAAGGCGCAGGAGGAAGAGCAGTGAGCAAGAAGGGCCACAGAGATTTGCACCCAAAGATTATATCTATGGCAAACAAAGGTATGAAGGGTGTTGATATAGCTACTGAGTTAGGGCTAAGTCCCAACAGCGTCAGGACAATACTTTACAATCACGGGGTTAAGTTAAAGACCCCGATAGGCAGACCGATGGTGGACAACCCTGTTCGTAACAGGTTCAAAGTACCGAAGGTACACAAAGGGCCGGAGCAGGTGATGCCAGACCCGTTTATTCGAGTTTTAAATAAAGATGTATAAAGAGTTGGAACAGAAGTGTAAGTGCGGCCAGAAGATGCTTGAGGTGCTTGGCTATATAGAGAAGCAAGACGGTGATGAACACCCGAAAGCTTTCCGTAAAGGTTGGTACTGCCCGTGGTGTAAAAATTGGGAAGACGCAATACTTAGAGAGAAGATTGTAGAGGAGGAGTAGGTATGGTGAGCCAGTTGATGTGCGTAGCCCTAGCTATCTATTTTGAAGCTAGAGGTGAACCAGACGCAGGGCAGATTGCAGTCGCTCACGTAGTCCGAAACAGAATCGAAGACCCACGCTACCCAGACAATGCGTGTGATGTAGTAAAGCAGGGTTACTACTGGAACGGTAACCCGATACGAAACATGTGCCAGTTCAGCTTTTACTGTGATGGCAAACCAGAAGACCCGCACGATGAACGAGCTTGGCGCGATGCGTTATACATAGTGCACCTAAGTGGGTTGATTCCTGATATTACAGGAGGTGCAACGCACTACCACAGCACCAAAGTATTCCCCGAGTGGGCATACACGGGGCAGGTTACAACTAACATACACAAACATGTGTTTTACAGAGGGGTTAACTAGTGTACGAATACAAAGCAACAATAATTAGAGTAGTCGATGGAGATACAGTAGATGTTGATATTGATCTTGGTTTTGATTGTTGGGTTCGTAATCAGCGTATCCGTCTTTTCGGCATCGATACTCCGGAATGTCGCACTAGAAATAAACAGGAGAAAGCACATGGACTACTTGCGAAAGCCTACGCCCAAAAGACTCTCAAGTTGGGAGGAGTTTATGCGCTCCGAACAAGGGAGAAGGGAAAGTTTGGAAGGTACTTGGGTGAAATCAAAGTTGGACGGACGACCATTAATAAACTACTCATCAAAGAAAAGCTGGCTGTCGCGTACACCGGCCAAAATAAAAAAGACATAGCTGCTGCACAAGAGGCTAACCGTTTAGCACTAGTAAAGAAGGGGAAACTGTAATGGATAAAGAAGAATACGCAATACAAGTAGGTGCGCTGACTTGGGATGAAGATACCCACCAAGGAATAGTAATGTTAGCACCGGGCTTTCTTGAAGAACCTCCTACTATACAACTAGCTATGCTAGCAGGATGGAGAGATGCTGTTGAAAGTCTGTATATCGAATACTTAGACACCTACCAAAAGAAGCACTAAGGAAAAACTATGGCCGCTTGGTCCTACAGCAAAGTTAATACCTTCAAGCAATGCCCCAAAAAATACTACCACCTAAACGTCAAAAAAGACGTGAAGGACAGGGGTAATGCAGCTACTGCGTATGGCAGTAAAGTACATAGTGCTGCTGAAAAATATATAAGAGACAACAAGCCGCTACCTAAAGAATACAGTTTCATCCAACCTACGCTCGATGCTTTTAACCGGATAGAAGGCGAGAAGCATTGTGAGATTAGGCTTGGTGTAGCGAAAGACGGTGACGAGTTTAGCCCATTAGGCTTTTGGGATAAGAACGTCTGGTACCGAGGTATAGCTGATTTACTAATAGTCAACGGAGAAAAAGCTTATCTGGTTGATTATAAAACAAGTAAGACCGCGAACTATGCGGACACTAAACAGTTGGACTTACTTGCAGGGGCTGTGTTTATAAACTTCCCCGAAGTTAAAAGAATTAAATCTGCATTGTCATTCGTAGTGTGCGATGGCTTTGTAACTAAAGAACATACCGCAGACATGTACAAGTCGTACATCGGTGTGTTTGACGAAGCACTTGAACGGATTGAAGTAGCTGCTGATGAAGGTGTATGGAACCCGATAGACGGGCCACTGTGTCGATTCTGTCCGGTGACTAGCTGCGAGCATAATAGGAGGTAGTGATGAGCTACGCAATATTAATAGACATTGGAGATACAACATTTATAGATGGGCATTATGCAGACGAAGCGGTAGCCCAAGTTGCCTTTGGGCGTTGGGAAAAAACTTATCCAAATTTACATTTTAATTTGTGTTTTGTAATAAGTAAATCGTGTCCTATACCAGATGAAACTTTTATGCCTAACAATAGAAAAACTTTAGAAATTGCTAACGAACGTGGCGTTGCTGTGGTAGCAGGTATTGATGAGGATGTAACACATTAGGAAATAATATGCGTATAGTCTGTGCACCACAACAAGTAAATCTTTTTGCCGAAGATATTAGAAGAGAGGCTCCACGCTGTAATGTACTATGGTGGACTGATGATAAAGACAATAGCGATTGGTATCTTTACAACAGTATGAGGACATACCTCAATAAACCTTTGTTAGACACGTTAAAAAATTTTGGGTCTCCGCAATATTCAGAAATAAATTTATACCTACTAAAAAATTTGTATCGTGCACTGCTTCGTGAAGAACCTACAAAAGGGTTCACTGACAGATTAAAAAAGTGTGGTAGGCATATAGAGTATTGGCAGTGGGACATTTTTGAGCAGATAAGATGGCGTGCTAGTAAAGGTGTACATCCTAAAGTAGCACTAGAAGACATGCTTAAACTCCACTATCGTAGGGTCGAACGTGAAGATATTTATGAAAGATGGGATAGCCCAGAAATAAAACAGGAATGGCGCGAAGTAAGAATGCAAGTATTAGAGGCATATAAAGCACAATGCGCTATATGCAACCGTACCCCACAACAACATGGAGTGGTGGTACATGTAGATCACATAATACCTAAATCACACAAACCGAATCTGGCCCTGTGTTTCTCTAACCTGCAAGTGCTTTGTGAAGACTGCAACATGGGTAAAGGTAATAAATTTAATACAGATTGGCGTCCTGTAGTGACTAACCACGTATCAGTACACGAGCATCTGGAATACTGAAGGAGATAGAAATGCCAACCAAGAAACGTAACTACAAGAAAGAATACGAGAACTACCAAGGCACTGAAGAGCAAAAGAAGAAACGTGCCAAGCGTAATGCTGCTCGACGCAAAGCAATGAAAGAGGGCAAGGTTAAGAAAGGTGATGGCAAGGATGTAGCCCACAAGAAAGCTATGGATAAAGGCGGAAAGAACTCTGATGGTACTAGAGTAGAGAGTAAATCACGGAACCGATCCTTTAAACGGGACTCTAAAGGAAATCTAGTATCTGAAACGAGTAAACGTGAGCGTAAGAGGAAATAGGATGTTTGAAGGTCTAGCTTGTGCTAATGATGAAAAAATAGAATATACCTACGACGATATAGTTGAGTATATGCATAAGTATTATTCTGATGATGATCCTAGAATACCGTTAGTACCAAGGCACACTTACCCAATTACAGACAATATTCCCCCTGCAAGAAAGCTTAATTACCATACGTTAAAAAGATTTAACTGTAGTTATGGGGATGAAATTGAGCCGGTAATAATGCGCGGTGCTTGGAAAGTTATAGCGGGTTCTTACGGACCAAGAACAGCCTTTAACGATGAAGTCAGAAGAAGATTCTTACGTTTTTATAAGGCTACTATTCTAAGTTACAGAGACGCGGAAAAATGGAAAGCCAAAATAGATGGATTAATGTTGAAAGACGTTAATAAGAGAGTTGTCTATAGACAAACCAATAGTAGAGGAAAGTATACTAACCAACGCTTTTTATATAACTCAAACGATTGTAATTGCGTTGTATTTGGTATCCCTTACTATTTTATAAGCAAAGACCAACTACAAGTTATTAAGTCTATTTACAGACACGTAAAGAAATTAACTAAACTAGTAAACCCAAACGAGGAGATAAGTAAATGGCAGCAATTAATACAACAGGCGATCTGAGAAAGTTTCTTTGTAATTCTATAAATTCAGTTGCTAACGGCACTATGGATATAGCTAAGGCTAGAGAAGTTACTAAACTAGCGGGGCAAGTGAATGAATCGTTTTATTCTGAAGTCAAAGTGGCTCGTCTACAGATAGACTTGGAAAAAGAAGTGAAGAAGCTCGGCTCACTTCCGATGAATAAATAAATGAAAGTAGTCAACAATAGAGCCATCGTGCTCAAGACAAAGCGTCCTCACCTTATTACGGAAAAAGTAAAAAACTACAAGGTGCTCACGGAAGAAAAGGGCGTGTACAAGATAGTTATACCGTGGGGGCTACACGAGTCTCAAGTGTTGGCCGAGTTGAAGGTAAAAGAAGTACCTTCTCCTATGGCACGGGACTACGAGTACACCGGCAGATATGAACCGTTCGACCACCAGAAAGAAACATCGTCTTTCCTAACACTGCACAAGAAAGGCTTTTGTTTTAACGAACAAGGCACCGGGAAGACTGCATCTGTGATATGGGCGGTTGACTATCTAATGCAGCAGGGTCTGATAAACCGCGTGCTGGTTATCTGCCCTCTGTCTATTATGAAATCAGCATGGCAGGAAGACTTGTTTAAGTTTGCCATGCACCGTACTTGCTCCGTAGCGCACGGGACTTCGGCGCAGCGCAAGAAAATACTTAACGCTGGCTCTGAGTTTGTCATCATAAACTTTGATGGCGTGGCTGTGGTCAAAGACGAGATTATGAAAGGGGGCTTTGACATGATAGTTGTTGACGAAGCCAACGCCTACAAGAACGCACAAACAAACCGCTGGAAAACTTTACGCGACATAACTGCAAACGTGCCGTGGCTTTGGATGCTTACTGGTACCCCCGCAGCACAATCCCCGGTTGATGCGTTTGGTCTAGCCAAGCTAATCAACCCGAAGGGCGCACCTAAATACTTTGGGCAGTTTAGAGACAAAGTGATGCACAAAGTCTCACAGTATACATGGCGCCCCAAGCCCGATGCAGATAAGACCGTGCATGAAGTATTACAACCTGCGATTAGATTTGAGAAAGATCAGTGTCTTGATCTCCCTGCTGTTACTTACGTAGACAGAGACGCACCACTAACGAAACAACAAGCTTCCTACTAC